GAAAGAAAAAGAAGGGGAGAGCAAAAAAATCGGCGCATACCTTTTTCAAGGAGTGGTTAACGATGGGCGACATACTTTACATCGCTATCTTTTGCCCTGTGCCATTCGTCCTCACTGATGCCAAGCCACTGCTCTACTATCCCGGCTGTTTTCGCAAGCTCCCGGCGTTCTAGCTCGGCGGCGATGTAACGGCGCATAGGTGTTATCTTCCAGCGGCCTGTGCATTGCCGCCTCAACTGCCCCTCTACATCGTTAGCGACATCTACCGTAAATGCAGGAATGTCTGTCTTTAGTGTGGTGACTGCGGCGGCCTGGTCCGCGTCCCGTACCGTTACCACCTTCACGCCGCGCTCCTCTAGCCAAGGCGTCCACCGCTGGGCAAACTCATAAGTTTGTTTGCGCTCCCAGGTTGTATCCGCGTGAACAACAAAATCAACCGGCTCCAACTCACCAAGCGCCGCCATTGCTGCTAGCGTCCACGATTGTACGCCCCATCCTAAGCTTATTATTCTCATGACCACCACTCCTTAAAGCGCACGGCCAACTCAGCGCGTGACCGAATGCCTACCTTCTCCATAATGTTATAGATGTGGGTGCGCACCGTGCGCTCAGTGATGCCAAGCGCCTCCCCTATCGCCTCGCCTGTGGTGATGCCTTGGATCAGGCAACGTATAACTTCCTTCTCTCTATCGGTGAATTCAAACTGTGGTACGTCCGGTTTGTGGCCTGCTTCAATGGCGGTAATAGCTTGCTCAATGTCTGCGATGTGGGCGGCGAGGTGTTGACGATAGGCGGCGAGGGCTTGCACTTGTTCAAGCCGCGCCGCAATTACTCTGCGTTCTGCGTCTGTCAATTGTTGTAAGCTCATATGATACCTACTTCTGAGGAAATAAAAAACCCGCCCGATAATGAGCGAGTTTCAAAAAGTAGGTATGTTCCCCACCTTGCACACCCCATCGCACTGATGTATGATAGAGCGCGCGGTCACCCGCTCACCGAATGCTTGCTCTTCTACCTTGGCCGGAGGGAGCAAGCATTTATTTTATTACCGCCTTACGATTGCCACGCGATGTAAGGCCATACGTCAATTGACAGGTCAGCGATGTAAGAGATTTGTGGTAACTCCTACTATAATATTAATCGTAATCCCCGTCAATTTCCTTCGCAATATATTCGCGAATTATATTGCGCATTCTGGGATAAAGTAAGGTCAGTGGTAAGGCGTCTCCTAATGGTCGTCTATGATTAGCTCTGCGGTCGAGATGCCCAATGCTCTTGCAAGTCTGGATAGGGTGTCAAGCGTTGGGTTGATGTTGCTTTTAGTTTCCAAATCCGTTATGCGGCGCAGTGTTATTCCCGACGCCTGCGCTAATTCCTCTTGCGTGTATCCTCGTTCAATGCGCAGATCGTGTAAGCGCTTTCGATTCACACGGGCCATAGTCACCATGCTTATACTACTTCTGTTTCTGTTGTTGCAATAGGTGGTGGAAACACTGCCCAGAGCCAAGGAGGAGGCGGTGGTGGTTTAGGTTATAAAAATGGCTACTCAGTTACTCCGGGTTGTTCTTACACAGTAGGAGTGTATTCAGCGGCTGGTGGTAATACTTATTTTGTTTCAACCAGCGTTCTTAAGGGTGGTGCTGCAAGTGTTGCAAACGGGGGAACATACACCGGAGATGGAGGCGGCAACGGAGGCAAATCTTGCAGTATGGGTGGCGGCGGTGCTGGTGGGTATTCTGGCACTGGAGGTAATGGGGGGAGCGCATATGCTAACGGAACTGTTGGCAGTGGTGGGGGCGGAGGCGGAGGTGGAGGCGGAGCAATTGGTTGCACCACTACTTGTACCTATTTTGCTTGCTTTGGATCTGGTGGCGGTGGCGGTGGCGGTGTAGGTCTTCTTGGACAAATAGGCGACGGCTCTGCTGGCAACAAAGGTGTAGTTTCTGGCGCTTCAGCATCAGGAGGTTCTGGTGGCGGCGGCGGTAGTGGTGGTAGCGGTGGTGGCACTGGCAGTTCTGCAACTCCGTTTTCTGCGGGTAATGGCGGGTATGCCGGATCATATGGCGCTGGAGGCGGGTATCGCGGAACATTTAACAGGTACATCCTACCTTGTTACAGCCCTATTTATTCGAGCTCTAGTACCGGCGGCACAGGAAGCAATGGTGCAGTTCGAATCATCTGGCCCGGCTGTGCTAGATATTTTCCTTCAACCAGAACAGCAAACGAATAGGAAAAACAATGGAACTTTACATTCGCATTGTCAATGGCTTACCATTTAAAAATCCAATATTTGGCGACAACTTTAGACAAGCCTTTCCTGATATTGACACAAACAATCTGCCTTCAGAGTTTGCTAAATTTGTTCGCGTAGAACCGCCAATTGTCGGGCTTTATAAAGCCCTTGAGCCAGTAACATATGAATTTATAGATGGCGTATGGACAGACGTTTTCCGAGAGCGCGACATGACTACGGAAGAAAAGACTGCCGTGCAACAAGAAGTTATCACGGGGTTTAACAACCGAGAGTACGCAACAAACTGGTCTGCTTGGACTTTAGACGAAGCTACTTGCGTAATGGTTCCCCCAATCCCACGCCCAACCCCAGTTGAAGGCGTAATGATGGCTTGGTGTGGCGCAGACAACAACTGGAAAGCGGCTCCTGCCCGTCCAGAAGGCGAATACAAATTTGATTTCTTTGCTTGGAACTGGGTTGCACTATGAGCAAAGTAGCCAAGAAACAAAAAGTATGCAAAGCCGCTGAGTCAGTGGCTGAAGTCGTTAAAAACACTCAACTTCAAGTTGAATACTATTTTCCCTGCCCTATTTACATCATTAAGCGACCTGACTTTTTAGATGCGGTAAATGTTGTGTCTGAGGAAGCGTTAGAAGTTCAACGAAAAGCGCGTGACCTTGATGAAATCTACCCGTTGTATATGACGGGCAATTATTTTGCCGACTTCCGCATGAGTGCGTTCACTGAGTTTGTTGGTGCAACTGCTTGGAACATTTTAAATGAGCAGGGCTATGCCATGCAGGATAAAGCCGTGCAGTTTACTGAGATGTGGACACAAGAACATCACAAGCACTCTGCTATGGATGCACACGTTCATGGATACGGCTCACAGATTACAGGCTTTTACTTCCTTGAAACACCAGAAGATTGCTCTAACGTAGTGTTTCATGATCCTCGTGCAGGGAAGGTGCAGATTGATTTGCCTGAAACTGACATGAGTATGGCTACGCCTGCCAGCAAAATGATCAACTTTACACCCAAGCCCGGCATGATGATTTTTGCCAACTCTTGGCTTGCTCATTCTTTCACCCGCCATGCGGCTGAGCTGCCTATTAAGTTCGTGCATTTCAATTTAACAGTCATTCAAGCGCCGCAGCAATCTTGCGCTGCACCAGCGGCTGAAATCGTATGAGCAAGTTCTTGATTCGCTTCAACAAGTCAAGAGGCCAAGAGGGCCGTGGCTCAATAGATCATGTCTGGCGCGTGTTTGAAAACGGCAAAGAGTATTTGGTCAAGCACATCAAGATCAGCGTTCCTGTTTGGGATGAGGCCGATGGACCAGACTGGAACATTGCGTGTGAAGGCTCGTTGACCTTAGACAGAGCTACGTCAACGGCAATCATCACGGCAACCATCAAAGTGCCTGAATTAGAGAATGCGTAATGAAAGAAGCCATCATCATCGTCCTGTTAGGGGTGCTGCTGATGGCCTACGCGGCAAACAATTGCAACCTTGGGCAACTATATACATTGTCCATGACTACGCATGACCCCAGCCTTAGAAAAGACTTGACGCTGAGTTGGATGAAGAGCAATGCAAAACAATGTAGTAACCAAGAATTAATGCAAATTTACAACAATTTGGCACACTGGCTTGGCACCGCTGACAACCCAGAAATTAGATCAGTCATTGAAGAAAACTACAAACGGGACAAATGATGGACAGAGAAAAACTTAGTTTCATTGTCACAGTCTTGATTGCAATCACACTGTGCATTGCCTTGCTTGCAATCGTGTTTGCTTTGCTTGTCGGTCTTTACGACAAGGCCGTGGACAACTCCGAAATATTCAAGCTCCTTTCACCGGCGCTAATGACCATAATCGGCGCGGCTGTAGGCGTACTGGCCGGGGCCAAATTGCAATCAAACGAAAAGAATTGCAACGCCAAAAGTTAAATATTTTTAAACCGAATTGAAAGCCAAACATGACAGCAATCGTAGCCATTTATCCTAAATTTCAAGCCATTGATTCCAGTGGCGCACCATTATCTGGTGGACTGCTTTATACATACAGCGCTGGGACAACCACGCCTAAGACTAGCTACACCACACCAGCAGCCACAACTGCGAATTCAAACCCAGTTGTGCTTGATTCCAGAGGTGAGGCCGATGTTTGGCTTGACACTGGAAATTACAAGTTCAAGCTGACCGACTCTTCACAAGTGGAGATTTGGACAGTGGACAACATTGCTGGGGCATAGAAAATGTACTGATCCATTTTGATCAGGGATTCCTTGGAATCAAAATGGAAAATGAAGATTTAGCGGGTACCGCGCCAGAAGAAGTTGCAACGGCTGTAACTTCAACTGATCCAGTGCAAACTGGAGAAACAAATTCGCCGGATGCTGAAAAGGTTTTCTCGCAAGAAGAACTAGATCAAGCAATTGGCAAAAGGCTTGCCAGAGAGCAACGAAAATGGGATAGACAGAATCAGGCCGCGCAAGCGCCTGTGCCAGCGCCCAGCCCACCGCAAGAGAATTTCGAGTCTGTAGATGCATACGCTGACAGATTGGCCACTCAAAGGGCCGAACAAATTCTCCAGCAGCGTGAAGCAAAGCGCCAGCAAGATGATGTCTTAAACGCCTATCACGAGCAAGAAGAAGATGCGCGGTCTAAGTACGAGGACTTTGAACAAGTTGCGTACAACCCAAATCTGAAAATCTCAACTGTGATGGCGCAATCCATTCAAGCCTCGGACAACGGCGCGGAGATAGCTTATTACCTCGGTGCCAACCCCCGTGAAGCTGAACGGATTTCCAGATTAGTTCCTATCGTACAAGCCAAAGAGATCGGGAAAATTGAGGCCAAACTGACCTCAGACCCACCAACTAAACGATCTTCTTCTGCGCCACCACCAATTGAAGCCGGTACTGCCAGAGGCGGTACAAGCAAAAGTTTTGATACATCAGACCCGCGTTCAATTAAAACAATGAGTACGAGTCAATGGATTGAGGCCGAGCGAATGAGGCAAATCAAGCAGTGGGAACAAAAGTCGAAGTACCGCTAATCATTTAAGGAAATTAAAGTGGCAAACTCAATTCTTACCATTGACATGATCACAAGAAAATCTCTTGAAATTCTTGAGAATAATCTGGTCATCTCCCGCAACGTGAATCGTCAGTACGATGATTCTTTCGCCGTAGAAGGCGCAAAAATTGGCTCGACATTGCGTATTCGCTTGCCTGACCGCGCATTGGTTACCAATGGCGCAGCTCTGCAAGTGCAAGACGATAACGAGCAAAAAACAACTTTGACTGTGGCAACTCAGAACCACATTGGTGTTAACTTCACCAGTGCTGAACTGACCATGAGCATGGATGACTTTGCCGAGCGCGTTTTAAAGCCTCGCGTTTCCCAGCTTGCATCGACTGTTGATGCCAACGTGGCCAGTGTTTTCTCATCAATTTATCAAACAGTTGGAACTCCAGGCACCACGCCAGCAACTGCTTTGGTATTGCTGCAAGGCAATCAAAAATTGAACGAGATGGCAACCCCTATGGGTTCTCGTTACACGACTGTAAACCCAGCGGCCAACGCTGCCTTGGTAAACGGCCTGACCGGGTTCTTTAACCCAACCGGAACCATCTCACGCCAGTTTAAATCGGGCATGATGGGCGAAGGCACATTGGGCTATGACGAGATTAATATGTCTCAGTCAATTGGTTCTTTGACCACTGGCTCACGCGCTGGAACTATTCTGGTGAATGGTGCAGTGTCTACACAAGGCCAAGCAACAATCACACTAGACGGCTTGACTTCAAGCACCACAGTGGTTGTTGGTGATGTGTTCACAATTGCTGGCGTGTTCTCTGTGAATCCCCAGACCCGCACATCTACTGGCAGCTTGCAACAATTTGTTGTAACTGCTGCACAGACTGCAAGCTCTGGTGACATGACATCGATGGCAATTTCGCCACCTATGTACACCTCAAGCAATGCATTGGCAACGATTGACGCATTCCCAGCCGACAACGCTGCTGTGACTTTTGTTGGCACTGCTTCAACTGCTTATCCGCAAAACTTGATCTACAACAAGGACGCAATCACGCTAGCCACGGCTGACTTGATCATGCCATCCGGCGTTGATATGGCTTCCCGCCAAGTTCATAACGGAATGTCTCTAAGAATTATTAGGCAGTACGATATTAATAACGACAGAATGCCAACCCGCGTTGATATTTTGTACGGCTATGCAGCCATTCGTCCTGAGATGGCTTGCCGCCTCTGGGGTTAATTTAAAAAACATTCGGAGAAATAAATCATGGCATTACCAAATATTGGTGGCGGCTCACAAAGCAACGATGGCAATATTGCTGAAGTTCCAATGGGTGTGCAAGCTGCACCCGGTACAGCAACAGTTACAGCAACTTTGACAGTAGCTCAAACTACGGGCGGCATTTTGGTGGGCAATCCATCAGTAACTGCTGCAACGTACACATGGCCTACAGCGACAGCAATTGACGCACAGATGAACAATGCAAAAGTCAACAGCACTTTTGATTTGACAGTCATCAACATTGGCACAAGCAATGGAATTAT